AAAAATATTTTGTACAGACCCCTTGAGAAACGCCCATCCTCTAGCCCCCTATATAAGTGTAACGGCGGAGTTCCACGAAGCCGTAAAACGCGGGCTGAACGCCCGCTTTAAGTTTGGTTATGCTTATGTGGGGATACCTCTGTCAACCCCCTTGTAGACCCCTACAACCTCTGGAGTGACATTGGAAAGAAATCTAAATCCCGAAGAAGCTCGGAAAGAACTAATCAGCTTGGTACGCCAAGGGCGCACCATCGCTGATGCCCTAAAGGTTGTTGGTAGAAGCCGAAGCTGGTACGACACTCAACGACGTGAAGCCCCTGGCTTTTCGGCTTTGATTGACAACGTTCGGTTTAGAACCCAAGACCTCGCAGAAGATGCTCGGTCTAACCTATCTGACTTTGCTGAGTTCTCTGAGAAATATCTGGGAGCCAAAGTTTGGGACCACATGCTCAACGTAGTTGACATGTTGGAAGGTAAAGAGCCCCGCTGGATTGACCCAGCGATGACATACGAAAAAGGGTCGGCGGGTCTGTCCCGCCTCTTGGTAAATGTTCCACCAAACCACGCCAAGACGATGACCATTACGATTAACTACGTGACCTACCGTATTGTAAAGAATCCGAATATCTCGGTTATCGTTATTTCTAAAACCCAAGAGCAAGCCAAGAAGTTTCTCTACGCTATCAAGCAAAGACTGACTCATCCTCGGTATGCTGACATGCAGGTTGCTTTCGGACCAGCAGACGGTTACAAAGCTACGGCTGACCAGTGGTCGGCTAATAAGATTTATCTAGGTGGAGACATCCGCGACAACGATGCTAAAGACCCTACGGTCGAAGCTATCGGTATGGGCGGTCAGGTCTACGGCGCACGTGCTGACCTAATCGTTCTCGATGACGTTGTCACTCTCTCTAATGCGGGAGAGTGGGCTAAACAACAGGAATGGATTCGTCAGGAAGTTGCTTCTCGTCTCCCACCTGGTGGCGGACAGCTACTTGTTGTTGGTACACGAGTATCTGCAGTCGACCTCTACAAAGAACTGCGTAACCCGCAGCATTATACCGATGGCATATTGCCATGGTCATACTTGTCCATGCCTGCCGTACTTCAGTACGCAGACGACCCAAAGGATTGGAAAACTCTTTGGGCTAAGTCAGAACAACCACTCACCGAAGACGATGTCCCAGATGAGAATGGTAACTATGACCGATGGACTGGACCGCGTTTAACGGCGGTCCGCAATGAGGCTGGTCCATCAAAGTGGTCTTTGGTATACCAGAACCTCGATATCGCGGAGAATGCAATCTTCGACCCGCTGTGCGTTAGAGGCGCAGTAAACGGAATGAGAAAAGCGGGTGCGTTAGTTGCAGGCGCAGCAGGACATCCTGATAACAGTTCAAACTTTTATCGGGTTATTGGTATAGACCCAGCAATGACTGGTGATACCGCTGCTGTTGCTTATGCGGTTGACCGCAGGACACACAAGCGCTATGTCATGGACGTTCACGTCATGAGCAGCCCCACACCTGCAGCAATCCGTTCGTTGATTAGAGAATGGACAGATGCTTACAAGCCACATACTGTCATAGTTGAGTCAAACGCTTTTCAGCTTTTCTTGACTCAAGATGAGGAAATCAGAAACTTTCTCTCCACTCGTGGAATTAATTACCGACCACATTACACTGGTAATAATAAGCAAGACCCAGAGTTCGGCGTAGCCTCTCTGGCTCCGTTATTTGGAACCGTCATTAAGCGAGACGGCAACAATAACAACTTGAAACATGCAGGCGATAACATGATTGAACTACCTGACTCTTCAAGAAATGAACATATTAAAAAGCTAGTAGAACAACTTGTAACCTGGCAACCAGGAGTACAGGGCAAGCGATTAAAGATGGATGCCGTGATGGCACTCTGGTTTTGTGAAATCGTAGCTCGTGACGTTCTACTTACTTCAGCAAATGTACCGAACTTCCTCAAGAATGAATTCACACCTCAGTCTGATATCGAATCAAGGTACATCGTCAACTTAGATGACTTAGCTGCAGCGCAGCGAATAGCGAGATTGTGAATCGATGAAAGAACTTGTACAAGCATTCGAGCAATTAAAAACTCGAAACTCCGAGCGCGATAAGCGCATGCGCGAGGTTGCCTTGGTTCGTGCTGGTCAAGCAGACCAGGTATTCAAAGGCTTGTTCCCAGAGGGAACATGGTCACGACCAATCATTGCTAACCTCATTGACGTTGTAGCTCGTGATGTATCTGAGCAAGCTGGTGTTCTACCTACCATTACTGCTGCTGGCGATTCGTCATTAGACGATAACCAGCGTACCAAGGCTGACAAGAGAACAAAGATTGCTAACTACTACGTAGCATCCTCACGTCTAGGTACGGAACTACTGCGTGGCGCAGACCAGTTAGGTACATACGGATTCTGTGTATTCCGTGTAGAACCTAACTTCAAAGAAAAAAGACCACACATCCATGTTGAAAACTCTATGGGTGCGTATTATGACGTTGATAGATTTGGCGAAGTACAGGTTTATGCACGTTCTTACTATCGTAAAGCTGGAGATTTAGCAGCACATTTCCCAGAACATGCAGATGCTATCTTGCAAACAGGTGCATTCTCACGTGGCGATACAAACCAACTACTAGAAGTAGTACGTTGGACTGATAAAAAGCAAACAGTTATGTTTATTCCAGAACGTGGGGGAACCGTTCTTGCACAAACACCAAACAAAATCGGTCGTGTACCAGTTGCGATTGCTCAACGCCCTTCACTTGACGGCGAAGTTCGCGGGTCATTCGACGATGTTCTGCCAGTGTATGCAGCAAAAGCACGTCTTGCGTTGCTTACTATGGAGGCTGTTCAAAAATCTGTTGAAGCTCCTCTGGCTCTTCCCACCGATGTTACTCAACTATCTGTTGGTCCTGATAGTGTCATCCGTTCGAACAGTCCTGAAAAGATTCGTCGCATTAATCTTGACGTTCCTCAGTTTGCTTTCGCGGAGAACAATGTTTTAGCAGATGAAATGAAGCTAGGCACTCGCTTTCCTCAAGCTCGTGCTGGGCAATCAGAAGGTTCTATTGTTACAGGTCAAGGTGTTAAGGCACTTATGGCAGGTTTCGACTCACAGATTAAAATTATTCAGTCTGTACTTGGAGAAGCTATTGGTCAAGCTCTCTCAATCGCCTTCGCAACTGACCAAGCATATTTTAATGATGTCACTCGTGAGGTATCTGCCACAGCAAACGGCGTACCTTACAAGTTAAAGTACAAGCCAGCAGTTGATATCAACGGTAACTACGGAGTTACAGTTGAATATGGACTAATGGCAGGGCTGGACCCTAACCGAGCCCTCGTCTGGGGACTACAGGCTCGTGGTGACAAGCTTATTTCACGTGGCATGCTACGTAGAAACCTACCGATTTCGCTCAATGCTGGAGAAGAAGAGCGAGCAATCGACATTGAAGAGATGCGTGACTCACTTAAGGGTTCAATTGCATCACTTGCCCAAGCAATTCCTCAAATGGTAATGCAAGGTCAAGACCCAATGCAGATTGTTGAAAAGATGGCTGCAGTTATTGATGAACGTAAAAAAGGCACACCGCTAGAAGATGCGGTTGCTAAAGCGTTCAAGCCAGAACCAGCACCAAAGCAACCTGAAATGCAACCAGGAATGCCAGCAGAACCAGCACCAGAAGAAATGGGTGGAGGAATGGGTGGCGAATTGCCACAAGCCCCACAAGGTAGACCAGCAATGCAAGAACTTCTTGCAGGTCTTACAGGTTCAGGCAGTCCAGTTCTATCAGGTCGCGTAACTCGTCAAATACCAGCATAACTAAGGAGAAATAAATGTTCGGAAAGCAAGGAAAAGCTGCAAAGGCTCCAACTTCAGGCGCAATCATGGGCAAGAAGCCAGCAGGCAAGGGTGTCGGTCTAGGTGCAGTCAAGCAAGGCGTAACACCAAAGGGCATCAAGGGCAACAAGAACAAGCTTAAGTAATACCTAACGTCTTTAAGTAAAGGATAAACATGGCAGCCAAAAAGGGCAAGACCACTCGAAAGTATAAGCAGGCAAAGCAGGCTGCCAAACCTGCTGCTAAGGCAGCATTTTCTGGCAAGAAGCAAGCTTCTCGCAAAGACCCAAAGATTAAAATCAGTGCTGAAGATAAGATGGCACTGAAGGACATGAAGGATACTGCTAAAGCAGACCTTGGTAAGAATGCTTACCTCAGCAGAGCTGAGTATGAAGCAAATCAAGCTAAGGCACGTGAGGCATTCCGCTCAGCAATGCGTACCGAGTTCGGTGAGTATGGCGGAAAGAAAGCATCACCCGCAGAAGCAGCGATGAAGGATACTAAAGCAGGCGGACGTACAACTCCAAAACCTAAGACAGCAAAAAAGGCAGCAGTTAAAAAAGCTGCGCCAACAAAGCTTGACAAAAATTTTGGTAAATACGGCGCTCTTGATGAATATCAAATTGAAAAGAATCTTGAAAAAGAAGAAAAGGCAGCAAAGAAATCTGCACCGAAAAAGAAAGCAGCAGTCAAGAAGCCTGCTGTAAAGAAAGCAGCAGCATCGAAGCCATCTGCTCCTGCGACTTCGAAGTCTGCCACTGCAGCAGAACCGAAACAAAAACCTGCTGTTAAGAAGCCAGCGCCTAAGAAAAAGGCTGCAACAAAAAAGGTTTCTTCTCCAAAGGTGACACGTCCAACCGACGCATCTCTTACAGCGATGGAAGATGAAAAGATAAAGAAGACTACAGAAAAGCTTATCAAAGAAGGCAAGCTTTCTGGGTCTAAGGAATTAGCAATCCGTCCAAAGGGTACTGTTGCCAGCACACGTACAGGTACAGTTGCAACAACTACATCACCAGTAAGACCAATTCCTGGTAGCGATACAGTTGTAAAAAAGAACAGCAAACTCAAGAAGCTTGGAAAGTTTGGCGTTGTAACTGCAGCACTAGCAGCAGCACTTGATGTAAAGAATATGACTGAAGGTCAGAAGCGATTGGCTCAGGCTGAAGCGGAATTGTTCTATGCAAAGAAAGGTCGCAACCGCAACGTTGGAGAACGTATTGCAGATGTCGCAACCAAGTCACTTCCTGCATCTGCTAAGCAACTTGGCAAGTATTTTACAATGGGTCTTGTTGGTGAAGATGTCGGAGTTGCTGCAACAAAAGCTGAAAAGAAACTTGCTCAATACAAGCAAAAGAAAACTGCTGCAGCCAATAAGGGATTACGTTATGGTCCAATGGGCGAAAGCCTGGTTCCAGGAACTGATGCTTACAAGAAGGGTTCCAAGATTGCTCCTAAGTTCAAGGATGGCAAAGTAATCCCTGGCGCAATGCCAGGAGCTAAGCCTGGAACAGCTGGCGGAGCAACTGGCGGTAAGTCAGGCGGAGCAACTGGCGGTAAGTCAGGCGCAACTCCAGGTGCGGGTGGTTCAACAATCAAGGCAACACCAGGTAGCACATATATAGTTAAATCAGGTGACACACTTAGCGCAATTGCTAAAGCATCTGGCGTATCTCTTTCAGAGATTCGTAAAGCAAATAAGAAGTTTGCGACCAATCCTAAGTACAAGCAAGGCAACATGATTTGGTCAGGAACTAAGGTAAACATTCCAAAGAAGTAGGGTAAAAAATGTCAATGATGCAGCCTTCGGGTCCAGGTAAGTTCTCAAAGAGAACTGACCGACAGGGCGCAAAGCAACTTCCAAATGCTGCCTATGGTGAGCAAAAGCAATTCCAGGCAGAACAAGCAGGCGCACCAATGGCTAAAGCACCTAACCCAATGGCAGATGTTGTTCCATTAACTGCGCCTACACGCAGACCAGATGAACCTGTTACAGCAGGTGTTGATGCTGGTCCAGGTCCAGGTAGTGAAATCCTAGGTCTTAAGACACCGACAGATGTCACATTAGAAGACCTAAGCAAGTTATCTCGCTACATGCCGTTAATGATGCAGTATGCAGATTCACCACAATCAAGTGGAACAATGAAAGCGTTTGTAAAGTATCTGAGGAGCCAGACAGGATGAAGATTCTCAAGAAGTTCGAAGAGAACCTTGAGTACCTTGGATTTGATTTAGCTCCTGTCGCTTGGGATATAGCAAAGATAAAGTTTGATTCTGACGATGACCGCTTAGCTTTGCTAGAGGAATTAACAACAACGAAGGAGGCTGAGCCAGTTGTCAATGACGGAATGGTGGAATGACCCACGTTATACTGACCAGCCTACTTCGACTCCTCCATCAAAGGTAGATGGGTTTAAGAAAAATCAATTCGACAATACCAAGGTTGGAAAGATTGAGGAAGCGGTTGTTCCTAAAGTAATGGGAGCGATTGAATCCGCACAAAAAAGTAAATTTGGATTTATAGTTAATCCAGCAATGCGTGTTCTTGAATACTTTGGTGAAAATGTTGTGCAGCCAATTACTCAAGGCGTATCTACTGGTCTGCTTACAGCAGAAGCTGCTCGCCAAAAGAAGGGCAGCAACATTGTAGAAAACTTTAGGTTTGCAAAAAAGCAGGCTAAAAAAGTTTCTATGGGACAGGCATTGGCTACAACTGCAACACGTGCCATCGCACCTGTAGTTGGTTCATTTACTAACCCTACATTTCTTGACGAAGATTTTAATGTGTTTGATGACAAGCAACGCGACAAGGCATTCCGCGATGAATGGATTGGTGTGTTTGCATCTGGTGGTACTGACCTAGCACTTGCAATGCTTGGTACTAAAGGTGCTGGCACTGCTATTCGTGCAGGTGGTAAAAAGGTAGTTGGACCAAAGAAAATTGTAACTGGCGAAGATATGAACCAGTTCCGCAACAACCTCAACAACATTGTTAATGAGGTGGAGGCTGGCGTGGTTGCGGAAGCACGTACACGTACAGGTCTTAGCGTTCTTGTAGATGATGCAGTAGAGACACGCGACGTGTCTAAGCTTGCTGCAAACCCGCTTATTAGCGAAACATCTAACCCATACCGTACAGCAACAATCGTTTCACGATTAGATAACCACCGCGATGTAGCAGATTATCTGCTAGCAGAACGCGGTGATGCTGCTGCATTCAATCGATTCTTTGCTAAGAATCCACTTGATGCAGACCACGTTGATGACTATGGGTTTGACAAGACAACACCTATTACAGATTTTGCTGACATTGGCAAAGACATGCTGTCACCAAAGTTGGAAACTCGCTTTCAGCGAATCATAGATGCAAAGAAAGCATCAGACCCACAATTTGCTAGAGCTCTTGAAGAGTTCGCAAGTAACGTACCACGTGGCGTTGGCGTTGAATCATGGCAGCCAGGACGATTTGCTGCGCTTGAATCAGTTGGTCTAGCCAAGAAGAAGCTTGCTATCCAAGCACAGTTTGGTGACTTAAAGTTATTTGGTGACGATGGTTCCAGCAATTGGAAAACCGAAGTTTATCAAAGCAAGCCTTACGACCGTGTAATCCGTACAATTGCATGGGTTGGTTCAGGTCGCCCACAAGGTCATATTAATATTTCTAACCCACGTAAGTTTGAAGCATCAAGCGATTTGTTATCAGACCTCAACCGTCTTCAATTCCTTAGCGGAGCCGAAGGCGCTAAGTTTAAGCGACGTATGGTTGAGCAGTTCCTTAACGCACAAGATGACACACAACGTGCTATTGCACTTGGTCGCATCGAAGAACAGGTAATGGTTCGTCTTGCTAAGGCGTACGGCATTGTAGATATGCAAGACATTCGTTCTGCATCTGATGCTGTAAAAGAAATTACTCGCTGGCGTTCAAAGACTGCAGAGAACCGCGCAACTATTAAGCAGTATGCTGCTAAGAATGGTTGGGTTCCTGGAGAAGATGGTTCAATTAACGTACAGAACTTTATCTCTGTTGCCAACGAAGCTCAGACAATTCCTATGTTGGACTTCCGTAAGCTTGAGGTTGAAGTAATCTTCAACGCTCGTCGCATGGCTGGCAAGGGAACTAAAGTTACTGATGCTCAGTATTACGGAGCACGTGTATCAAAAGCGTTTATGAATACAGGTCAATTACTTGACCTTGCTAACATGGTGTTCAGCAACTTAAACTTGATTCGTCTTGCTTACATTCCTAAGAACTCTATTGTAGACCCAATGGCTCGTGCCAGCATGGCACTTGAGTCAATGGAATTAATTCGTAACGGCGCACCTGCGTTGGATAATATTGTTTACAACTCAAGCCTTAGCAGAGAATCACTAAAAAGATTTATTCCAGGTACTCCAGCAGCACAGGCTCGCAAGCGAGCCAAGGATGCTAGGTTCCAAATCGAACGTTATCAAGCAGAGATTGAACCAAAGATTGCTGCATGGGAGAAGGCACAAGCTGCCGAAGATGCTGCACGTCAAGCAATTAAAGTTGCTGCAAAGCAGCGTGAATCTGCACTTAAAGTAGCAGCACGTAAGCAGGGTGACCCAGATGCACAAGCTGCAGTACATGCAGCAGATGATGCACTATTCGAGGCGCGTACCGCTTTGGCTAACGCAGAAGCAGAACTTGGTCGCGCAGCAGATTTGCTTAACGGATATGCCAAACTTATTCAAAAGCAGCGCAGAGATTGGGTTGACTTTGAAACAACAAAGCAAACTCGCAAAGCTGGCAAGAAGAGTCTTGGAAAAGATAAAGAAGTTATTGTAAGTGCTAGCGGTAAGAAGTACACAATTGATGGTCTTGCAGACCCTAACGTGCGTGGTGTTAACGCATACATGGCAGAGGTTGACTCAGCACAGAACTTCTATTCAACTGCTATGCAGTCAGAAATTTCTCGCAGGCTTCAGGCAGACGGAACACGTTTTGTAAAGATTGACCGTAGAGATAGAGCAGAGTATATGAATGCTTTGGCTCATATTGCTAACCGACAGATTCGCAACGAAATCAATATGCCTATCGGCATGATGATGCGTGGAGATTCACCAGCAGATATTCTTAAGTGGCTTTATTCGCCAGCTGGCAAGGAATACCGTCTACGTATGCAGTCACGATTTGGTAAGGAAATGACCAAGGATGACTTTGCTGCATGGATTACACAGACAAGCGACAAGCTTGTCAAGATGTATCCAGACCCAGACCTACGCAAAATTATCTTGCAGCGCAACGTAAGCGTTGACGAAGTAGATGCAATGCTCTACGGACGTACTGACCTTCTTGAGTCAATTGATGGACCAAACATCAAGCTCAATGACCTTAACGTTGCAGAACGTGGACTTGTTAAGCTAGGCGGTGCAACCGACTACGCATGGCGCATACTTTCCAAGTCTGAAAACAAGCTTGCACGTAACCCACTGTTCTTGTCTTACACAAGAGCAGAGATGAAAGACCTTGTTAACGCAGCAGAACGTGCTGGTATCGATGTTAAAGATGCAGTAGTTAATAATGAGATTCGTCAGATTGCTTATCGCAAGGCACTTGCTCGCGTAGAAGAAACTCTTTACTCTTCACGTCGTTTGACCAACGGTATGTACGTGGCACGTTATGCCATGTCATTCCCACTAGCATTCTTTAACAGCCAACTTGTTGCTCTTCGCCTCATGGCTCGTAACCCAATGAATGCCTACTGGTACAACAGTATCCAGCAAGCATTCGACAACTACGAAGCTTATGAAGATAAAGAGGGTAATACCTACAGCAAGATATCTGACGTGCCTCGTGGCACACCAGTAACTGTTAAGTATCCGCTTCCGCTTGGCTGGGGCAATAAGGCACTTAAGCCGTTTATGGACCCACGTGGTGGTGGTATTAGGTTTAATCCTAAGCAACTAGAGTTTATGGTTGCCGACCCATCAGTATCTTTCTTTGGTGGCATCGCGGTATCTGAGCTTATCAAAAATGGATTCATGGAGAACACCCCATGGGGTGTACATGGTGAAACCATTTCGCAAGCATTACGCGACTTCCTTGGCGATGACGTTTACGAAAGCAGTGTTCTCTATGGAGGATACCCAATTGAGGGGTCTAATTTATTAGAGACTACCAAGAACGCAATGCTTTCTGGATATCAGCAATCTCTTTACGATGCAGTCTATGCGTTGTTTGATGGCGGAAAGATTCGCGCTGGAGCCAGTGACAGATATGTAGATGATGTAATGACTCACTACAAAGTAGCTTATGCTGAATGGGATAGAAACGGTCGTGTAGGTAACCCACCTAACATGAAGTCAGCTGCAAAGTCTGCTGCTAACATGGCGTTTATCAGAGCAATCGTGCAGTTCTCTGCACCAATTTCAGCAAGCTTTGACCCAGTTACTCGTGCTGCTACAGCCTACTATGCCGACCTCGTAGAGTTGGCAAGCGGAGATTACAAGATAGCGCAAGACGTAATGATTGACGAGTGGGGTATCGACTCACTTGCACTTATTGGCTCTAACAAAAAGAATGTTGCTGGCGTAGCCACAACATTAAATGACCTTAAGATGATTCGCAAGAATCCACAATTGCTAGAAACAATTGGTCGATTCAATACAAAGTATGCTGGATTGTTGTCTTCTGGATACGGCGATTTAGCTGGTTCAGGTAGCGGTGTAGATGATTACTCAACAGAAGTGGCAGCTATCTATAAGAAGCTTAACTTCCCTGGTGAGTTTAATAATCCAATCACACAGCAGAAGACATCTTCAGAACTTAAGCGTAGCGTAGAAGCCCGACGTGGTTGGGGTGAATACCAAAAGGCTGTTGATTGGCGAGATGCCAAGATGGCTGAGTACGGCATTGGCTCTACATACGAAACACGGTATGCAACTAGCGGTATCAAGCGAGTATTCGACGACATGGTTCAAGATGTCGAAGATGAATTTAAGGGCTGGGTTGATGAACGTGACGAAGGTCGTAAAGACTACTGGGAAGGTTTAATCCCAACAATCGATAACATCCTAAACGATACCAAGTGGAGAGCGCATGCGCTCAACCAAGGAAGCGTTAAGTGGGAAGAGATTGCTTATTGGACTGCGCGAGCAAAGCAGTTTAAGAAAGCCTATAGCAGACCAAATGAAACAGATAAAGGAAAGCTGATTCTAAAGCAGCAATTCAATCAGTTCCATTACAACTTCTTGCAGACAGCCTCCGAGGAATTTGCAGTATTTTCCACACGATGGTTACAGAATATGCCAGAACTAGAAACAGAATTCGTGGTGAATAAATAATGGAAGCTCCAGTACGTAGTGATTATCCCGCAGGTTCTGCGGGACAAAAGCAATATAACGCAGCGGTAGTTAAATACAAGAAGTACATTAAAGACCTGCAAGATAATGCAAATAATACGGAACTCAACTATGCTCCTATTATTCTCCCTGGTATTCCAACCGATTCTGGTATTAGTGACGTACAAGCCAAGGCTTGGTTTAAGTACACCGCAGCAAAGGCTCCTAAAGGAAGTGCTGTCCGTCGGTATTACGATGACTTCGTTTCTACAGCAACTCGTATGGGTGTAGCCAAAGACAAGATTCAAGATGTTTGGGATGAAGCGGTTAACTGGACTCAGGCTATTGGCTCTGGTTCAAAGGGCGACCCAGCAATGTATCTTGCTTCACTTAATCCATCTGACTTTGTTGATAAGACAGCGGTCAAGAAGTATGGAACCACTAAGTCTAAGCAAACAACAATTACAGAATATAGCGCTTCAGGCGCTGGCGCGGATATCACAAAGACATTTGAATCAGAGCTTGGTCGTACTGCTACATCTGCAGAATCTGCAGCATACCTTAAAGCAGTTAATGAAAAGGCTAAGAAAGAACCTTCTGTATATGAAGGAACTACTACAACATCACCAGGTAAAGGTGGAGTAGACCAGTCTGTAACAACAGCAACACAGAAAACTGGGTTTGACCCAACTATATTTGCACAGAACTTTGCTCGCAGCATGCCTGATTACGCAGAATCTTTTGCTGCAAAGAATGTGTTAAAGATTATTGAAGGTCTAATTGGCTCAGACCGTACAGCAATCGGCAAGGTGGTTGAATAATGGCACAGAAGACAGTTACCGTAAAGAAGGGCGATACGCTTAGCGCTATCGCTAAAGCCAATAAGACAACTGTTGCTGCTATTGCAAAAGCTAATCCAAACATTAAGAATGTTAATGTTATTAGAGTTGGTCAGAAAGTTATTCTTCCTGGTGCAACACCACCAAAGACAACTACACCACCAAAGACAACTACGCCACCCCCTGCTGGAAGCACAACGGTTGTAACAAACCCAGCTACCTTGAGCACAACAGCGGTGCAAACAAGAGATACATTCTCAATGGCTGAACTTGAGTCTAGGTTCAAAATTGCTGCTGGTGTACTAAAGTCTAACCCATCATTGCAACAGGCTTTAGCCAAGATTCTTGGTGACCCAAAGACTGGCGAAGGAATGGTCACAGACCCTTACCTTCAGGAACAAATTATTAAAGCTAGTGACTGGTTTAGAACACAGACAGATAAGCAACGTCAGTTTGATTACGCTAAGCAGACAAACCCTGGTCAGTTTCAAGCAGACCTGCAGGCAAATGCCAGTGAAATTGTACGCAAGTTTTCATCAAACGGATTAAAGATTACTGCACAAGAAGCAATTACATACGCTGAACAGATGATGAAAGAATCTGTTATTCAAAACGGTAAGGTTATTAGTTACGATAAGAACTATCTTAACCAGGTTATGGCTAATGCAATTGACTTTACTCAAACTGGCAAGGTTGGAACTAACGACAAGGTTGTATACACCAAGCTAAGTGGCAACATGGAAACACTTGCAGCAAGCCTATACAAGCAGGCATGGGACTATGGATACGACAAGACTATGTCTAACACTGGCTTTACTAAGTGGTTTGAAACCAGCATGAAGGGTTTAGTTGCTGGGACATTGAACGCAGAGCAGGTCGATGACCAGCTACAAGCACGAGCAAAGTCATACGCTCCTGGTTTGGCTAATCTTATTGACCAAGGTCAGACACTTCGTCAGGCAGCAGACCCATGGCTACAAGCTATGGCTGATGTATGGGAAACAGATGCAAACCAAATTGACCTTAATGATGAGTATGTACAACGAGCACTCAACGTAACAGATGAGAAGGGCAATGTACAACCTATCAATCTATACGATGCTAAGAAGTTAGCTCGTCGCAGCTCTAAGTGGGATACCACTCAAAACGCAAAAGAAGAAAAGACAAGAATCGCAAACCGCATTCTTCAAGACTTTGGATTCCTGGGGTAAACGATGCCATATCTTAACGGAAGTTATGTTCCATTTGAAATTCCTGGTGTAACAACATCTACTCCAAGCCCAGCAGTAACAGTTGCCGATGCTACACAAACATTTACAGATGAGCAAAAAAGATTTCAGAATGCTCAGGCTAACGCAGCATCTGCTGCTGCAGCAAATTCTACTAAGGCTCAACCAGCAGTTAAGCATACAGTAAAACGTGGTGAAACTGTCAGCGCAATCGCTGCAGCTAATAACATGACAACCAAAGAACTTCTTGCTATTAACCCACAGTTGACCAGCAATCCTAAGTACGATGGCGGTAGAACAGTCTTTGCTGGTACAAAGATTATTACTTCACCAGCAGTTAAAGCAGTAAAAACACCTACTCCAGCAGCTACAGATACGCCAGTTGAGGGTGACGGAAAATATACTGGTGACCAAGGGAGTGCAACGGTAGGTCAAGGCGAGGGAAGCACTGCTGAAGATGCTACCACTGGAACAGATACAGGCACTGGAACAGATACAGGAACTGGTACAGGAACTGGTACAGGAACTGATACAGGTGCTAGCACTGGTATTGATAACGCTGCAATGAATGCAGTGCTTGAGCAAATTGCTGCACTTACCCAGCAGATGGCAGATATGCAATCTGCTGCTGCAGCTGAAGCTGCCAAGCCAAAGGTTGTTGGCGTACGTACAGTACGTAAGACAGGTGGCGTAGTCGAAACAGTTCAAGTTATGTCTGATGGTACAGACGGCAAGGTCGTAGATACTTACAAAGACTTTGGTGCTAAAGATGCCGTCATGAAGATGTTTGAAAATACTGGTCTTGGTGCTACTTTTATTAAGTCACTTACCGATGCTATCGATAAGGTGTATGACGAAAATGTTATGCCAACCGATGAGCAGATTCTTAACAGCATCTACTCAAGCGATGCATATAAGACTCGGTTTGCTGCTAACGAAACAATCAAGAAGCGTATGGCAGAGGGCAAAGGAATGCCTGGCGACCGCCTGCTTTCACCAAGAGAATACATCGCAGCCGAGGCTGGATACAGAGAGATATTGCAGAATGCCAACCTTCCTGTTGGATTCTACGATACACAAGATGATTTTACTAAGCTTATTGAAAATTCAATTAGCACGGCTGAGCTAACAGAACGTGTAAACATTGCACAGAATGCACTTAACAATGCGGATGCCAACATAGTAAAGGCTCTTAAAGATTTCTATGGCATGACAACTGGCGACCTTACCGCTTATCTTCTTGATAAGGACAAGGCATTCAATGTTATTAACTCACGCTACCAGTACAGCACAGAAGAAGCCAAGAAAATGTACGGCGCTGCTGAGATTGGTGGAGCTGCATCTCGTGCAGGCATGGGTGCAACCAAGGGATTTGCCGAAGAGATTTATACAGCAGGCAAAGGCTCTATGGCAGAGCAAGCATTCCAAGGAGCAGCACGTCAGCAATCAGACTACAGCAGATTGCTTGGTCTTTATGGCGAGACTGCTGGTCAAGAAGATTTGGCTCGTGAAAATCTTGGTCTTGCAGGTGGCGCAGAGGTTGGCATTAAAACAAAGAAGCTCGCTTCTAAAGAGCGAGCAAAGTTTGCTACCCGCAGTGCTATTGACAAGACATCACTCGGTCGCGCTACAGCAGCCGACGTTTAATTAGGTTCCGCTTCAGACCGTCCAGCCCTGAAGTGTGTATAAGCCTGGAAGTCATCACGTCTACGAATTACTACCCCTGGTAAGGAGTACGTGTGGTGCAAACCCGATGAGGGTCAACCAACTAAAAGGGAGAAAAAACAATGGCAGATAACTACGAATACGATATCGAAGACGACGAAGACGACTTCAATGACACTGGTCTAGTGAAGAAACTTCGTAAGCAAATCGACGGACTTCAGAAACAATTGAAGGAAAGAGATACGCTTATTGAGGAATTCACAACCTACAGTCATGAAGCATCAGTCGGAGAAATCCTAGAGTCATTCGGACTAAATGCAAGAATCGCTCAGTTCATTCCATCAGATGTCGAAGCCGACCCTGATGCAGTAGCTGAATGGCTAAATGAATACGGTGATGCCTTTGGTATTGAAGCCGTTGAAGAGGGAGGGGAAGCCTCCCCAGATGCTCAAGCATATGAGCAAATGTCGGACTTTGAAGATGGAGAATACAACCCATATGTCGGTCAGGACTTGCAATCTCGTATTGCAAATGCCTCATCGCCAGAAGAGTTGAAGTCCTTACTCAGAGGCTGATAGTCCACACTCAACCCTAATAGAAGGAAATCATGCCTACTACACCAGCAACGTCAACTACGACATCAACGATGTCGAACTTGATTCAGACCTCGTATGACAAGTTCATCGAGTTCAACCTTCGCTCTGAGCCAATGTTCCGCAAGTTCGCGGACAAGCGCCCAGTCGATGTTACAAACCCAGGTAACACTGTGGTATTCCAGGTCTACAAGGACCTCTCACGTCAGACAACAGCACTGACACAGACACAAGACCCAGATGCAGTAACACTTAACAACACCGATAAGGTGAACGTTACTGTTGATGAATACGGTAACGCAGTTATCACAACAGAGCGTTTGGCTCTTGAGTCACTTTCAGCTGTAGACCCAGCAGTTGCAGACATGCTCGCATTCAACATGCGTGATTCATTGGATGCACTTGTATGGGCTAAGCTAACAGGACTAGCAACAGGTCGCTTCACAGGAACAACATCTGCTGATGAGTCAACACTCAACGGTGAGAATGTTTCTTCAAGCACAACAGCGCCATACATTTCTTCAGCACTTGCTCGCAAGGCTGTTGCAAAGCTTCGTGGTGCATCAGTTCAGCCACGCGATGGTGGCTTCTATACAGCGCTTATCCATCCAGATGTATCTTTCGACCTTCGTTCAGAAGCGGCATCTGCAGGTAACGTTTCATGGCAGCTCCCACACACATACACAGAGGCTGGCGTAGCTAACCTCTGGAATGGTGAAATCGGTATCTTCGACCAGGTTCGTTATATCGAAACACCACGTGCTGAGTCAATCTCAGGTTCAGGAACTTCAAAGGTTTACGCAACAGTAATCCTTGGAAAGCAGGCTCTTGTTGAGGCTGTTTCATATGAGCCAAAGACTGTTATCGGTCCAGTTACAGATAAGTTGATGCGCTTCCGCCCAGCGGGTTGGAAGGGTCTACTCGGATGGAACGTCTACCGCAAGGAAGCACGTTACGTCATCCAGACCAAGTCAAGCATCGCATCTGCGTAACTTTGACAGAAGGGGGAGGGAAACCTCCCCCTTCTACTTAAGGAAGATATGCCAAAGAAAAAACCAGAACCAGACGTAAGCTTCTTGACACCTCTTAAGAACCATGCTGTTCAGGCACATGAGTTATACACAGAATACAAGAATGCTGGATTTACAGAAGGCGAAGCGTGGGAATTATTAATGCGCCAACTTCCTGATTTGGAATTAGAAACAATCGGATTTATAGAAGAGGATGAATAAAATGCCAGCAAAAAAGCCAATGGGAGAACTCCCAAAAAGAAATTCTAACCTAGCAAAATTTATTGCAGGTAACTCTAAGATTAACAAGTTAAACCCAGCGCAGTCACGTGTAGCTGCTGGAAAGTACAGAGAAATTGTAAAAGCAACTGGTGCTAAAACTATGGACCAAACAGGCGTTGCTCTAGGCAAGGCAATCAAAATAACACAAAAGAAGGCTGCACCCGCAAAAAGCAATTCACTGAAACAACTAAAGAAAATGTCAGAAATGCCAAAGCGCCCAGCAAAGAAACTTCTTCCAAAGAAGATGGGTCGCTAATATGCCAGCAAAAATGTGCAAGAAGTGTGGCAAAGCCAAGTCAAAGTGTAAGTGCTAATGCCAAAGAAGAAGCAAATTTGGGATAAGCCAAACCCAAAGAAAGTTTCTAAGCCACTTACATCAGCGCAGAAGGCATCAGCCAAGGCTGCTGCTAAAGCAGGAGGACGTAAGTATCCAAACCTAGTTGACAATATGAGAGCAGCAAAGAAGAAGTAAATGGACTCAAGACTAAAGCGAGCAGGTGTATCTGGTTTCAATAAGCCAAAAGCTACACCTAACCACCCAAAGAAGTCACATGTTGTTGTAGCTAAATCTGGCTCACAGGTAAAGACTATTCGCTTTGGTCAGCAAGGTGTGTCTGGTTCACCAGAGAAATCTGGTGAAACCAGAGCATACAAACAACGTCGCCAAAGTTTCAAGGCACGTCATGCAAAGAACATTAACAAGGGTGTCATGTCGGCAGCCTATTGGGCAGACAAGGTGAAGTGGTAATGGCAAAGATTTTCCGTGGACCAACTATGAAGATAAAGCTTGGGTTGGCAAACGACCTATGGTTTGTTTCATACCCATGGGGAAAGACTGTTGTTAAAGACAACGGAACCTGGAAGACAATCGTATCCCCGCAAGATTCATCTCTTGCCGATTATGACAAGGTTCTGCGCGGTGGGTATGACAACCCAATTACAGATGCGGAAGCAGCAGAGTTAACTGCTGCTGGTTATGGGGATTACATTGTCGAATTGTAGAAGCGGTTGCAAAACACAAGACCATGCAAACTGGGGCGAGTGTGCTCGTGCAGCCAATCTTAGTATTGGTAACGAGCAGGTTAGCAATACATTAAAGAGTAATGAAAAAGAATTAACAGCCTATCGAGATGCTCGCAAGCTTGGTATACAACCAGCATCAACAAGGATGAAAGATATCCAGAAAGCCGTGAGGGTTTCTGAAGCTACTGGAAGGGCAGCGAAAGCGTAATGGCAACATTAAACCAGCTAGTCGAACAGACTATTGCAGAGGTTGGTTCTTATGTAAAGAACCAGGAATCTGTTACAGTCATTACATCATCAATGGATAGCGATGACCTGACAGTTGCAATCGATGATGCATCATCTCTTAGCAAAGGTATTGTCGAGATTGATGAAGAGCTTATCTATGTGAAGAAGTCAATCAAGGACAGCGGTACTATCCAGATTCTTGGCGTTGCAGGTAACCCTGTAGGTCGTGGCTGGCGTGGCACAACAGCAACAAGTCACGTTGCTGGCTCAGTTGTACGCAACAACCCGCTGTTCCCAAAGACTCAGGTCAAGCGAGCCATCCTAGAAACAATCAAGGGAATGTCATTCCCTGTTATCGCTAATGAAACATTCCAGTTCAATGGGTCTGACTACTCATACATCATGCCAGATGCACTAGAAGATATCACTGGTATCTCATGGGATGTGCCAGACTCAACAGGGGTATGGCAGATAATTAAGAACTGGCGACTAGATACAAACTACTACGATGCCACATCAGGAACTACTAAGCAGGCTTTGGTTCTAAAAGAAACCCCTATGCCTGGTCGTGATGTACGAGTTCAGTACACAAAGTTCCCAACAGTTATTACTGATAATCAAGAATTAACCGTAAGCGGTCTGCCATCTTCTTGCGAAGATGTAGTTCGTCTCGGTGCTATGTATCGTCTACTGTCAACAGTAGATGCAGGAAAGGTTACCGCAGTATCTGTATCCGCAGATGCACTTGACCAACCAGTTGCAGCTGGTGCATCAACCAGTGCTGCTAAGTATATTTTCCAGCTTTACACTGTTCGCTTGGCGGAGGAAATCGCAAAGCAGCAGGCAAACTTCCTAAACACAATCCAGTATACGAGGTAACGAATGCCAACACCGTCACGTTATTACAGTTCTACAGCTGCTAAGACAACGCTTTCAAGTTCTGTAGATTCATCAAGCGCAAGCATCTTGCTTTCTGCTCCATCTGGTCTTCCATCCCAGTATCCATTTACTCTGATTCTTGAAAAGGATTCGGCTAACGAAGAAATCGTAACGGTTACTGCTCTAGTTGGTTCTTCTTATAGTGTGACTCGCGGTGTTGACGGAAGCACAGCCAAGGCTCACTCAGTTGGAGCAACAGTAGAACACGGCGTATCTGCTCGTGACTATGCCGATTCTCGTACACACGAAGTATCAACCAACGCTCACGGTGTAACTGGAGATGTCGTCGGCACTGGCGGAGCGCAGACACTTACTGGTAAGACACTTACCACAGCAACTCTTGGTTCAATCCTTGATGCTGGCGGATACAAGATTACAAACTTGGCTACACCTACATCATCTTCTGATGCAGTACGTAAAGACTTTGCCGATGTTCAGGTAGCAGCAGCAGCCACGTCTGCTGCATCGGCAGCAACCAGTGCTACAAGCGCACTTGCTTCTCAAACAGCTGCTGCTACATCCGCTGCTAGTGCAGCAACAAGCGTTACGGCAGCAGCCACCAGCGCAGCATCTGCTGCAACTTCTGCTACCGCTGCAGCAACAAGCGCTGCCAGTGCAGCGACATCAGCCAGCACCATGTTGGCATCTGTTACAGCAGCAGCAACCTCTGCAGCCTCAGCGTTAGCATCACAGACAGCAGCAGCTACCTCTGCTGCTTCCGCTGCAACAAGCGCTACATCTGCTGCTAACAGTGCTACTGCTGCTGCTACTAGCGCAACCTCAGCTGCAAACTCAGCCACCGCTGCTGCAAACTCTGTAGCATCTATTGCATCATACGCAACCGCTGCAGCAACGTCTGCAACTAGTGCAGCCAACTCTGCAACAGCAGCTGCCACATCAGCAGCAAGCGCTGCTGCTAGCGCAACCGCTGCATCTACATCGGCATCTTCTGCTGCAGCAAGTTTTGTATCCGTCACTGGTCTTACTGGTTCTGGTATTTTGCGCGACCTTGGAACAATTACCGAGTCTGATACAACCACAACAACTTATCTTAACGTTGCAACATTAACGGCATCTGCCCAAGCATCAGCCACTGCTGCTGCTACATCAGCAACATCCGCAGCAAACAGCGCAACAAGCGCAGAAGCATCTGACGTATCCGCACAAAACTGGGCTACACAATTAAGCACACCAGTTGCTGGTGGAGAATACTCAGCCAAGTACCATGCACAGGCTGCAGCAACCAGCGCTACAAGCGCTGCCACATCTGCATCAAGTGCAGCGACTAGCGCTACCTCAGCAGCTAACTCCGCTAACCAAGCAGCGGTGGTGGTTGCTTCAGCGATTTCTGGCACTCTCATTAACGCTAAGGGTGACCTACTTGTTGGTGTTGCAGATGACACTGTCAACCGTTTGGCTGTTGGAACAGACGGATATCTTCTTACCGCAACATCTTCTACTACATCTGGCATCTCGTGGGCTCCAGCCCCTGTCAGTCTTCCAAGCCAAAGCGGTAACGGAGGAAAGTATTTAACGACCGATGGTTCAACCGCATCATGGGCAGCCATCGTTACAGACCCACTACCGCAAATCTTCTTATTGATGGGAGCATAAGATGCCAGCATTTGCATTACAACTACGTCGAGGAACTACAGCAGAACACTCGACATTTACAGGTTTGGTTGGAGAGATTACGGTCGATACAACCAAGGACACCATCGTTGTACACGACGGTTCCACCGTTGGCGGAATCCCGCTAGCGAAAGCATCGGAAGCAGGTTCTGGTGGCTTAGACCCTTTTCTACTTATGGGAGCATAACTAATGGCATACAAAGTCTTGGCTCAGGTAAACCCTTCAGCCACAACAGCAACAACTCTTTACACAGTACCAGCTTCGTCTGCTGCTGTAATTTCAACAATCACAATTTGTAACCAAGCAGCATCTGCTGCTACATATCGTATTGCAGTACGTCCAGCAGGAGCAACACTTGCTGCCGTTCACTACGTAGCATATGACATTGCTATTGCAGCAAACGATACAACAGCACTAACACTTGGTCTTACTCTTGCTGCAACAGATGTTGTAACAGTTTACGCATCATCAGCAACTCTTTCATTCCACGCATACGGCTCAGAAAACTAATAGGAGATACAATGGCAATCAGTAGATTTAAGACATCTTCGGTAGCTCAAGGGTTGCCAAAGTATCAAAAGTTTTGGGACGGTACTGCTGGTCAATATACTGGTGAAACTCAATCTGGTGGTTCTGGTTACAGCAACACTGGACTTCAACCATTTAGTTATAACAATAGAACAGACACATCTTTAACAAGGGACACTGGTTCAACCATTTTTAACGGTTCAAACCAAGGTGCATATTTTGGTGGAATCCAAAGTGTTAGCTTAGGTGGTGCAGGTTGTTGGCACATATCATTAAATAATGGAAATCCAGTTCCAGCTGGAACCTATAGTTTTTCAGCTACGGTATATCTTGATTTGAATAATCAAAATACATCTCACGATGGTGGATATTTCTGGTTGGTTACACCAACCAAGAAATACTGGCTTGGTCAAAAGACAACTCCACCAGATGCAAGAGATACACAACTTACATTAAGTACAAGCGGTCTTGTAATTACGGCATCAGAGACAATGAAGTTCGAGTCTAACTATTATGACGGTTCATCAGGTTGGGCTATGGGTGGGCGTAACTACGGATTTACTATTACAAAGACAGCATAGGAGCAAGAATGGCTAACGATAGATTGCTAGAAAAAACAATAGACCCAGTTACTGGTGTCGAATCATTGCGTTGGTACACATCTGCTGAACTTATTGCTATGGGTACTGATGCACCAGAATATATTGCCCAACTTCGGGCAAGAGAACAGGCGGGCAACTAATGGGAGTTCGTAGTTTATCATCCGCCAGTATTTCTACTGGCGCTAAGCGGTCTAAGTTCTGGGACCAGTCTACCGTATTAAATTCTTATGAAGCCATTGGTACAACATATGTAACTTCAGCTACTCCATATGTAGAATTTAGTTCAATACCAAGCGGCTATAAAGACTTACAGGTCAGGATATCTGGCGTTGGTAATGGAACAACAATGGTTGCACGATTTAATAATGATACTGGAAGCAACTATTCTTTCCATAGAATATATAGACCATATTCTTCCAGCACAGCAAATAGCGATGGACAAACTGGAAGAACATCGCTAGCTGTTTCATATTTAGGAAACGCGCAAAGTACAACACAGTTTGCCAACATCATGAATATTCTTGATTATTCAAATGGTACAACATGGACTCATTTTGTTAATCAAAATGGCATTGATGGAAATGGTTCTGGAAATCTTGGCGTATGGTCTGGAGCTTGGTTTAACACTGCAGCGGTTCATACAATAAGATTTTATGGTGAAGATGGTTCAAACGTTCAACCATTTTCTCGTTTTTCTTTATACGGAATCAAAGGATAAATAATGCCAACACCTACTTATGATTCAATTTTTTCTCTTACACTATCAACTTCTGCTGCAACTGTTACACTTGGAAGCGGTGGCACTGGAACTATTCCATCAACTTTTACTGATTTAGTTTTAGTAATTGATGGCACTCTTACAAGTGGAGCAACCAATCCTTGTAGGATAAAATTTAATGGAGACAGCGGAAGTAATTATTCTTTTAATAGAATATTAACTACTGGTGGCGCTTTTGCAAATGACCAATCAAGTAATAATAATAATGGAATTCTTGTTTCAGATTTAGCTGGTACTCACTTTTCAGTAATATATACTTTTATTGATTATGCTAATACAAGCGTTGTTAAAACAACACTAAGTCATCAATATCAATCTGAATATATGGGTCAATATGTTGGAAGATGGAATAGTACGTCTGCCATAAACAGCATATTATTAACACCAGTATCAGCTCCCTTTTCGGCTGGAACCACATTTTCTCTATATGGAATAAAAGCAGGTAGCTAATGACAATGACATATCAACTAATTAAAGGAATCACTGGACAGGGGAATCCTTATACTGTTCCAGCTTCTAGTACTGTTGCTAATGTAACTTTCAGTAGTATACCTAGTACATATACAGACCTTATTGTTCGCGTAAGCGGTCGCTCAGCTTCTGCATCGCCAGAAGGAACATATATCACATTCAATGGAAGTCAATCAAATTTTTCTGGAACCTACATAATTGGCGATGGTGGTTCTCCTGGAATTGGAAATATTGCAAGATATATTGGTTCAATTTTTGGCGGTGGCAATACTAATGCATTTAATTGTTGTTATATATATATTCCCAACTATGCAGTTTCTGCAACTAAAACATTTACGGTTGTAAACTGTGCAGAAAATAGTGCAACCCAAGGATATAACAATATTATGGGTGGACAATGGGCTAACAATTCTGCAATCAATTCAATTACAATTGAAAGTTCTGGATTTACTCAGAACTCATCATTTACTTTATATGGCGTGACTAAGGCATAATAAACAAGGAGAAAAAATGACAGATACACTTATGGCAATTGAAGTAAATTGCGAAACAGGCGAAGTTATTGAACGCCCACTTACTGCAGAAGAAATTGCACAACGTGATGCAGATGCTGCTGCTTATGCAGCAGACCAAGCTGAGCGTGAAGCAATTGCTCAGGCTACTGCTGCTGCTAAAGCATCTGCTGAAGCAAAGCTTGCAGCACTAGGACTTACACCAGAAGAAATCGCAGCACTCTAAAAGGAGAAACAAATGAACGCAAAAGTACAATCAGCAGCACTATCTTGGTTTCGTGCAGCAGCAGCATCTGCTATCGCACTTTACCTTGCAGGTCAGACAGACCTTAAGGTCTTAGCAACAGCAGCATTGACAGGATTCCTCGGACCAGTTCTTAAGTGGCTCGACGGTTCCTCAACAGACTTCGGTCGCGGAGCAGAATAATGTCTACCAACGAATGGGCTGGTATCGCAGTAGCGGTTACCACAATAGTCGCCAGCTTTGCTGGCTCAGTTCGTTGGTTAGTAAAGCACTACCTCACAGAATTGAAACCAAATTCAGGCAGCTCGATGCGTGACTCAATTGATAGATTAGAGAAGCGTGTTGACAGCCTGTATGAATTAGTAGCTGGAAAGAGACATGAATGAAACCTGTAGTCAAGAAAGCCACACCTGCTGCTCTTGCTGTTCTCCGTCAAGCGACGGCGTTAAAACCAAAGCGGAAGAAAGCAAGCGATGGTCTTCTACCATCTGCAGCACATGTCAAGCAGAGTCCGAATTCGGACCACAATACTGGGCTAGCAGCAGACCTTACTCATGACCCAGACAATGGTATTGACTGTGCAGAAATATTTGAAAAGCTTAAGGAAGACAAGCGTGTTTCGTATCTTATTTTCCAAGGAAAGATTTGGTCTAAAGAAAAATCCAAGCTGGGAAACAGACGGTACACTGGGAGTAATCCTCATAACAAGCATCTTCATATTTCTATTAACGCCTCTAGTGCTGCCGATACTTCTCCATGGTTTTGGTGGATGAATCAACCAAAGATTATTAATCAGGTTAAAGCAGCTATCGCTGTAGTTCCAGTAAAGAAAGCGTACCCAGCAGAAGATACATCTAAATGCTGTCAGCACTGCCCATCTAAGAAGTAGGAGATAAGTCGTGGCAACGAATAACAAAGCCCTAGTTGGTGACCTACCGATTATCCTGAGCCAGTCGATTCCGACTGCGCTTGTAAAGTATAAGCGAGAAGACTTCGCAGCAAGCTATGCTATTGGTAATACTCCATGGCTATCTGCAGCCAATGACCAGAACCGTATTAGTCGTATCACGACTACATACCAGAAGGAACGTATCGACCAGGGTTCATCTGCTGGCGAAAACTCTTTATCTAACTGGTGGCTTAGGTCTGCTACATCATGGCATCATGGTGCTGGCGAACGTTACTACGATGCTGAAGCATCAGACTTATTTAGATTCTATGAGTCAAGCAACATAGATGTATGGACACAGGGTGAACTCAAACTTCTCAAGAAAACAACCAATGTTAGTACGGCATCAGTTAACAGCCCCGCTACGGTAACAGGTGGAACATTCTATACATCTGGAAACAACGTATTCTTTTTTAACCAGTCAACTTCAACCAGCACATCAACCAGTTTACCTGGTGGTGCTATAGCACAGAAGATTACATCCGACGGCGCTGTTGGAATTGTTGGCGCAAGCGATGGTATCTATATCGTTACAACAGCTATGGCTGTCAGTAAGATTTGGAACAAGCCAAGCTCTAATACAACATGGACTGTTCAAGCAATTGGTTATGTCAAAGATAGAATCGTCGTCGGTGTCCAATTAGATTCTGGTGAAGCCAACACGTACGAGCTTAGTAGAAATCCGTCGTCACCACCAAAGACAGTAAGCACAACAGAACTTAGATATTCATTCCCTAACTCAACATTGAACTATGTTTCAATTGCAGAGTTGAACTCTTCAATCATTGTTGGCTATACGGTTGGTATCTATTCAAGAATCCATAGCCATGCTATTGACGAGGCATCACCATTGGCAGCAATCAAAGAACCAATTGTTGTAGCCGAACTACCACGTGGTGAAACCCTTAACCAGTTTAGAACCTACCTTAATGAGTATGTTGTACTGGCAACTAGCTCTGGTCTTCGTATTGGTACACAATCAACTGATGGGTTGGGGTTTACATATGGACCACTTACTATCAACACGGAAGTAAAAGACGTAGCGTTTAATGATTCGTATGTATATGCCACACGTTCCTATAACAATACCGCTGGTCTATGGCGTATTGATTTAGGTACACCCCTTGGCAGCAGTTATGCATATGCATCCGACTTGTCTATAACTTCTGGGTCTGCAACTGGCGTTGCATTTATTGGAACATCTGGTCGTAAGTTTATTACCGCTACTTCTGGAGTATGGATTGAATCAGCAACAGAGCTAGAACAAACTGGGTTCTTAAAATCTGGCTGGATTCGTTGGGGTACAGCAGAGAAGAAGCAACCAGTATCAATTGCTATTCGTGCAACAGGTATAGGTGGAACAGTTAATTTTACGGTTGAAGACCAAGAAGGTCGCTCATCTGGTATCGGTGCTGTCCCGCTGACAGGGTCTAACGACGTGCAGTTATCTGCTGCGTTGCAGCCAGCCGACCACTTTGAAATTACAGTAACTCTTAACCGCAGTACCAGTAGTGCAACAGTTGGACCAACACTAGAAGAATGGCAGTGTCGTGCATTGCCAGCACCTCTACGTTCAAGAACCATTACGGTTCCACTGCTGTGCTATGAAGAAGAGCGTGACTCTAATGGAGTCACTCGTGTCTCATCACCAGCAGAGAGAGTTAAGTACCTAGAACGTATTGAGCAAAATGGCGGAGCAGTCTTGTTCCAAGACTTCTCATGGGAAGAAGAACGTGTATGCACCATTCGTGCTATTCAGTTTGAGCAGAACTCGCCACCACCATTTGCCAGTGGCTTTGGTGGAATTGTTACCGTTCAATTGCAAACAATTGATACGGAGCAGGCGATTCAGTAATGGAACAGAACAAGTTAATATCACTAGTATCACCAGGTGAAAGAAGTGAGTTAGTCAATCAGGTCAGGCTAGCTCTTAATGTTGCTGGCGATGACGTGTTGGATGCTCCTCTAGCCGAAGTGCTTAAGGGTTTGCAGCACCAACTTTCCATCCCAGCAGTCGGGTGCATCAATATAGCCACGCTGGATGCGCTCGCAGTTGCTCCACCAGAATGGTAGGAGATAGAAAAGGAGGGGGACTTAATCGTCCCCCTCTTTTTTTATTTCTCTTTTTACCACGGCTTGCCATCAGGCAAGCCTTTCCCGCCCTCCACCCCTCAACCCTATCAGATTATTGGTAAAGATGTTCGGCGTGTCTATGCAGGTAACCTTTGGAAACCTTTGGTAACCTTGGTGTATGAATCAACTTCCTCCTCATCGGTCTTACAGTCAGCTTACCACGTGGCAATCCTGTCCTCAGAAATACTTCTTGAGTAAAGTAGCCATGGTTCCTGAGAAGCCAGCAGTCTATCTGGCTGCAGGGTCTGCAGTCCACAGCATGATTGAGTGGTTGAATCATGAGTTCTACAAGCAGCAGCAGGCGAATGATTGACCAACGTGGTATACCCAGTAATGAGTGTATCAATTGCGGTAGCAATGTCCAAGTAGTACGTGCTATATTTCAGGACTACGAACTTGTTATGTGGTTTACCGATAGCTTTTGCGGTACTTGTGGTTCTCCTATGACAACGCCTACACCAGTCGACCACCCCGACTACGTGAAGCCAGAGCGACCAGAGGAAGAAGACGATGAGTTTAACTGAGAAGTGGCTAGAAGTATTTAATGATGAAGTAAAATCCATAGAGGAACAATCAGGTATTCCATCGACGGAGTGGAAGACAGCTGGTCGCAAGACCACTGCTCGACCAGATGGAGAAGACCTATCGTTCTGGCAAAGCGATGGGCTCAAGCAGGTTGAGGCGTACCAGAAATGGTACGAGCAGTCTGGTTGGAAAATTGCCACAATGCCTGACGGTCGTCCTGGAATCGAGTGGTCAGCAGATGTACATTTCGGAGGTACACCTGTTCGATTTATTGTAGATGCCATCTATCAAGTAGGGGAAGACTTGGTAATCGTGGACTACAAGACTGGTTCCAGGACACCGTTCGGTGTAATCCAGAATGGCTTATATGCCAGCGGTATTGAAAAGATTTTTGGAATACGTCCTAAGTGGGGCGCATTCTTTATGACTCGCAAAGGCGAGCTTGATGATTTGGTCGACCTATCCCACCTCAGTATAGATTACTACGAGCATGCATTTGCTTCTATGAATCATGGTGTACTCAACGGTTGGTTCCCAACATTTGTTGGAGAGAACTGTAGGATGTGTAGCTACATGGACAAGTGTCCAGCATGGGGCTCAAAAGATTTCCCATTACAAATACCAACAACAGGGAAAGAAAAGGAGAGAAAGTAGATGACTGAATCTATGTTCTCGTATACAGGTAAGTTGAATTCAACTGACCTATTCACCGTCCGAGGTAATAGCGTTAGTGAATTTAGAGCTAACCTAACCGCAGCAGTCGAAGCAATCGCTGAGGCTGTGCAACTACAAGCATCACTGTCTGGTCGTGTTGCAGCACCAGCAGGAAATGCATACACACCTAACGCTGAGCAAGCAATCCAGATGTTGCAGGATGCGGGTCTTAACCCACAGCCTGTAGTCGCTGGCACAACCCCACAATCAATTGAGGTTGTCAAAGATAAGTACGGTAATGAATGGACATATGGACATCCAGATGCTCCAGACCTACCAGACGGACGTGGCAAGTACGCCAAGAAGAAGGGCGTATCAAAAGCAGGCAAGGCTTATGTTGGTTGGTTTGACCCAGCCAAGGGACCGAAGCCGTTCAAGCCAGGTGTTACTGAAGCCGAAACTATTTGGGCTAAGTAATCATGCGTAGCCTATTGCAAGTAGTGGGTGTCGAATCACCAGCTGGTATTCAGTTACCAGAAATCCTACCTCAACTCACCGCCAGTCAAGTTACTTTCCGTCAAGCGCAATTGCATTTGATTGCAGGTCAACCAGGCGGAGGTAAGACACTACTTGCATTATGGTACGCGATTACATCTAAGGTTCCATCGCTCTACATATCAGCAGACTCTGACTCTAGAACAATTGCAACTCGTGCAGGTGCAATCATTATGGATAAGGAAGTCGCTAACGTAGAGAAGTTGATGGATACAGATGCGAGTGTTCTCCTTGAGGATGCTCTTGCTGACGGCGCGAGTCATGTGCGATTCGCCTTCGACCCAGCACCTTCTCTTCAAGATATTGAAGAGGAGATAGAAGCGTGGATTGAATTGCATGGCTCCGCCCCAGCAGCAGTATATGTAGATAACTTAATGAACGTCGCTGCAGCCAGCGACAATGAGTGGACTGCATTGCGTGATGCAATGTCAGCCTTCCACTACATGGCACGTGAGTATGAGTCAGCATTTATTGTGCTACACCATGTGTCTGAGAATGAACGTATGTCTAAGCCAAACTATCCAGCACCACGCAAAGCGTTGATGGGTAAGGTTGCTGCTCTACCTGAACTGGTATTGAGCGTAGCGTTAGACAGTGGGGCAAACGCTTATCGCGTTGCCGTTGTGAAGAACCGCCATGGTAAGGCTGACCCTAATGCAGAGGAGTATGTAACACTGGCAGCAGAAGCTAGCAAGATGGCTCTCTATAATTCCTCAGCGGAACTGTTCCGTCAAAGGACATTAAGTCAGTGGCAGTAGGTAACTCGGACTTCGATTTAGATTTTAGTTATGGTCACGAAGGCGAACAGTTAGTAGAGCAGTTACTAACTAATGGCAAAACAGTAGAAGTTAAACGTGACCGCAAGTGGCATTCAACTGGAAATGTATATGTAGAAGTTGAATGCTGGTATAGGCGAAGCGAATCATGGGAACCATCAGGTGTGATGGTAAGCAAGGCAGATTACTGGGCATTCGTATTAGAACATGCGGTACTTATGATTCCAACTGGGCATGTGCTACATGCCATTCGTACATACGGCAGAGAGATTACTTGTGAGATTCCGCCCAATAGAAGTAAGGGCTACTTAATTACTGTAGATGATTTAATGAAAGCGACAAAGGAACTAATGCATGTATAAGATATACGGTGCGTACATAAAGTATAAGGTGATGAGAAAGCTTGGCGTTTCAAGAAGAAAGTCCTTGAGACATATTGTAATTACCGACCGAGTTACGCTAGATTATTGGAAGAAAGTGTACAGTCAAATTACTAAACCATAAGGAGTAGCTTATGAATATGCCAGACTTATCCAAAGGTCTTTGTCGAGAAGTCGGTACAGAATTTTTTTACCCAGATTCTGAAAATGACAGCGACACATCTATATATGCTTTTGGTAAGAAGATTTGTTCTGGCTGTGAAGTAAAGCAAGCTTGCCTTGATTGGGCTGTAAGACATGAAGGTTATGGTTTATGGGGTGGTACTACCCCACGTGATAGAATGGCTATCCGTCGGACTCTCAACATAAAGCTAGAGTCTATTATCCCAGGAGAATATGCATGACAACACCAGCAAAACGTAAGGGTTCCCAGTGGGAACGCGATACGGTTAAGTGGCTTATCGCCAATGGATTCCCATGTGCTGAACGTGCGTATGGTGCGGGCAGACACGATGATGTCGGTGACATCGACGGTATCAATGGCGTTGTCATTGAATGCAAGAATGAGAAAGCAATTAGAATTCCTCAGTACCTTCGGGAACTTGAGGATGAGATAACACATGCCGATGCAGAGACAGGTGTAGTGTTAGTCAAGAAGCGTGGCACTTCTAATGTTTCAGAGGCGTATGCCATTATGACAGCCGACCTCTGGATAAATCTGCTTAAACAGGCAGGTTACAATGGACATCAGTGAGACAGTGACAGTGACTCACAAAATGAAAAGAGGTAACTATGCGGTTAATGTTAACGATGAGCTTGGCGATGGGAATAGTGCTGGCATCACCAGCCGAAGCCAAATCACCATTACTTACACACGAAGTTCTTATGTCCAGGATGGACAAGGAACAGAAGGTGGAGTATGCGATAGCTCAGTTCGTAACCGACAGCAAGGAACGACTATGCGCCAAGCGCATAGCCTACAAGGAGAGCCGATACAACGAGGACTCACTCAACAAAAAGAGTGGGGCTCGTGGAACTTGGCAGTTACTGTGGGCTCAACCAGGTTGGTCGTTACTGAAACAAACACAGGAGGCACACGACTATGTGCTTCACAGATACGACACTTGGTGCGGAGCGTACAGGTTCCATCAGGAAAGGAATTGGTATTAGAAAATGAATCAGTCTGAGTTCCTTGAAGCAGTCTTTAATCATTACGGATTGACCTTGCCACTCGGCGGGGAGAAATCAATCTTGTGTCCTGTACATGATGACTCTCGTAAGTCTGCTTCGGTTAATTCAGACAAGGGTGTCTGGGTATGTTATGCATGTAACGCAAGTGGTTCTGGTATACAGATAATCATGAGTCGTGAAAAGCTAACATACCCAGAGGCTCGTTCATGGGCAGAGAAGAACATTGGCAAGGAGTCCAAGCAATCTGCACCATCACGTGGACGTAAGAAGTCAAGCGGACGTTGGACTCCACCTAGATTGAGAGTTGGCTGATGACAACAATCGTTGGTATTCAAAGCGACAACGGCTGCATGCTAGTGGCTGACTCACGTACTACCGCAGGGAATAGACCGTACTCACATCCAACGGTTACTAAGATTAACAAGCGTGGCAAGTGGCTTATCGCTGGCGCGGGTGACGTGCAACCATGCGACGTGGTTCAACACGTGTGGAAACCACCAGCTATCCCAGCCAACATTAAAGATGAATATCATTTCATGATTACAACTGTGGCTCCTAGCATTAGAGAATGCATCAAGGAGTCTGGCTATGTGCCAGACAAAGATGATGCCGATGCTGGGTTCGAATTACTACTGGCTGTTAACGGAACCATCTACCAAGTAGATGATTCCTACTCTGTATATCTGCGTGATGATGGGCTGTATGGCATAGGGTCTGGTTCATCGTGGGCATTGGGCGCACTAGCAGTAGGTGCAACTTGGAAGCAAGCAATGCAGACGGCAGCAAAGAACGATGTGTATACTGCTCCCCCATTCATAGTGCATAGGCAGGAAAAGAAATGAGAACAAACCCCAAGCTCATTGAACTTTGGACACGAGCAGCAAAGACTTATCATGAATCATTGGCTGGTTCACCAGCCGAGGCATACCTTGAGAAACGCGGCATCTTAGATGGCGCTGAAAGATTTCAACTTGGCTATGTAACAGAGCCAGTTGCTGGTCATGAAGATAGACTCAAGCACCACCTATCTATCCCCTATCTAACAGAGGCTGGTGTAGTTGGGTTTAAGTTTCGTCGCATTGATGATGGTGACCCTAAGTACATGATACCTACAGGACAGAAGCACCATCTGTATAACGTAGGTGCAATACTACATGCAGTAAGGGAGGTGTTAATAGTTGAAGGAGAAATTGATGCAATATCTGCAACTCTTGCTGGTCATCCTGCTGTCGCTGTTGCTGGCGTTAACGCTTGGAAGCCTTATTTCTCACGTTGTTTTGATGGTATAGGTAGAGTAATCATTGCCACCGACAATGATGTTAAAGAAGATGGGTCTAACCCAGGGCAGGACTTAGCCCGACGATTGCAAGATGCAATCCCTCAAGCAATCCGCGTGTCGCTACCGCCTGATAGCGACATCAATAGTATAATTGTGCGCCAAGGAGCTCAAGCTTTAACCGATTTGATTAAAGCACTAGACGATTAGAAGGGGCTGCCTTGGCTGAAGACACAACCATCCTTGAATTTGAAGAGGATGCTCAGAAAATATACGACGAGTTGCTTGCCATCTTGGTAAAGAAGCAACTTGATTATGGTCCATACAACATCTGGCATGCGCCAGGTGGCGCAACCAATGGGCTGATGGTTCGTATGTCAGACAAGCTAGAACGTTTGAAGAATCTGATATACAAGAATAGAGAGCCGAACAATGAATCTCTTGAAGATTCATTCGTTGACATGGCTAACTATGCAATCATCGCATTAATGGTGCAGCGTGGAGTGTGGGCTAAGTATGCCGAGAAACAGAAATAAAACTTACGAAGAGCAGCGCATCTCTCGCATACGGTCTTACGGTATTAGTGTCGAAGAGTACGACCGAATGTTTGCCGAGCAGAATGGTGGTTGTTACATTTGTGGGGAAGCTCCCACCACGAGAGCGCTCGATATCGACCATTGTCATACGTCTGGCAAGGTACGAGGACTTCTTTGCAGTAACCATAATCGCGCCCTTGGTTTATTAGGTGATGACCCTGACCTGTTGCTTAAGTCTATTGAATACTTGGTGAAGAGCCATGGTTGAACTAACACGTGACCATGAGATATGGACACAGGTAGATGACATAACTTCTATCATCGCCTACAACTTATCCAAGAAGTACCATCGGTTTGCTGAACGTGATGATATCAAGCAGGCAATGAATGAGTATGCGTGGAAGCGCAAAGATAAAGTCAGTGAGTATCTCATGCGTGAAGATGATATCGAACGGAAGATGGGATACAAAGCTTTCACTACCTTCATGCGTAGGGCAGGCGAGCGATACGCTCGCAAGGAAAAGGCTAAGGCTTTAGGGTTTGAGCTTGGTGATGAATACTTCTATCGTATTGAGATGGTTGAGAATCTGATTAAAGTTCTTGGCTCGGAAGATTCCCACTTGGTTAACCAAGTAATGGACCCAGATATGCATGGTGTTCAGGCTAAGCGACAGGTTAGTGAAGGCAACAACTTGCTAGCTTTGCTAGCAGATGTAGACAAGGCGATGAAAAGATTAGACCCACGTACACAGGGGATACTTAACAGTCGCTTCGCTCAAGACCTACCACTTACGGAGATAGCAACCGCTTGGGATATATCTCCGCAACGAGTAGAACAGATAGCCACACGTGGTGTTAAAGATATTATCGAACTACTCGGAGGTGCTACACCTTATGCCTAACTATAACTTTGCTTGTCCCATGTGTGACAAGCAGCAAGAGCTGTATCTTGGTTATGATGATGATGTCTTTCCTAAATGTGAAGACTGCAATGTTACTTTAAGTAAGGTGTTCACCCCACCTGCAATCCATTTCAAGGGTGGCGGATGGGGAGGAAACCATGGCGGACAATAAGCGTGAACTAGTTGAGAAGATGAAAGCTAAGACTAGCAAAGGTAACAACCAAATCATGTTGACTTGGTGTGACAATGGCACAGTCGATGGCAAGTTCATGGAAGGCGTGGTCTATTCGCTATTAACTGCGGGTCTACCGATTACATCAGCACAACGTGTGCAAGGTAATCAGATAGGTAGGCAGCGTGATACCGCGTTTGATACGTGGCATAAGAAGACAGACTTTGATTGGATACTATGGGTAGATAGTGACATCGTTCTAACGAACGAGTCGCTTAAGAAAGTGTGGGATTCAGCTGACCCAGTGGAACGACCAGTTGTATCTGGTACTTACTTCATTAGTAAGCAGATGGAATCCTCCATCATGCAACCATATCCCGCGCTATTTACAGCCCACGAATCTGGTGACAAGTACACGATGACGTACGTACATCCACTACCACACGACCAGCTAATCCCTATCGACTACGCTGGGTTTGGATTCCTTCTGATGCATCGCAATGCAGCTAATAAGATACGAGAATTCCATGGTGATAAAGCTTTGTTCATCGAGACAGATGGTGGCGGTGATGATGGCAGAGATAGATTTATTGGTGAGGATATCCAGTTCTTCATGAACATGAAGGAGGCTGGTGTCCCACTATATGGTCACACTGGGGCAACGGTGAAACATATGAAACGATTTGCATTTGACGAAGAGTTCTACAAACTCTACTGGATTACGATGATGAACAGCATGAAAGCGCAGGCGGAATAAAAAAAGGCGGGGGTGTGAGCCCCCGCCTTTTCTCTTTTACTTCAGACTAATCGAAGAGAAGAAAGCTTTCTTCGATTCCTCTGCGTTGTAGCAAAGCCGATACATCTCGGCTTCACCTTTCCTTTTACCCAACCGATAGGCAGTGAAACCTACAGCTATTGCTGTGATGATTGTAATCATCTCTTTAATTCTCCAATCCGTTCTAGTAATTTCTCTGGTTGTTCAAGGTGAACAACGACTGCTCGTCCACCTTCAGCATCACAGGCTGCTAAGTTCTTCATGAACTTCTCAACCTGCAACTTGGTACTGAACTCACCCCACGCTTGGACTGGAGCCCATCGTGCCAACTGTGCTACGAGTATGTAGTTATCACGTTTCATTCTGGATTCATCCAGAGCTTCGATGATTTCTACTGCTAAGTCCGCAGCACTTTCGGAGTCAGTGTTGTCTGGGTCTAACAAGTTAGCAACTAACTTGATTTCAGTTGGGCGTGGTTTAGCCATCAGTAGTTCTTAATACACTGAACGTAGTTCTGATGTTGAGCCAACGCTTCGAGTGCCTCTCGTGATGTGCGCCTTTCTATCTCTGCATTGCAGTAATCGCAGATGATAGTAACGCTAGCGATATGTATCATGCTTCCTCCTTGTTAAACCAAGGAGCACCAGCGACATGCACTCTTGGCTTCGGTTCTGGGTCAGCAGAATGCTGACGTGTAGTTAGTTCGCATACATCACCGTCGACTTCCTTGTAATGCATGTGAGCACCAGCCATGAAGAGGACTTCGTCCTCATCATCGCCGATACCGTAGGTGTCGTGATACCCACAGTACCACGACCACCCATCGATAGGACGGATACGTAATGCTTGAGGTCTTACCTCAATCGTATCCTTGTCGGTCATCTTGCCCATCATTCCTCCTCTGGTGCATACATAATAACATCAGTAAGCATAGCTTCTGTGTTGTCATGTCGTGGTTGTTCGACCAACTCTGGTTGGTTATGCAACCTGCTATGGATGACTAGGTAGTCAAGCGCTTTGAGAAGGTACTGCCCAACCTGCGCTGTTAACGCAGGCTGGACATACTCCTTCTTGTTGTCGATAGCATCGACATATTTCTGTAATGGATTATCCACGATTAGATTCCTTTCGTGATTAGTTCAAGAGCCTTGCTCTTGATGCGGTCAGCTGAGCCAGTGATGATTCGTTCGGCTCGTGTTGCTTCTGACTTGTGGCTGTAGTGGTCAGCGTATTCGACGATTGCTTGGAACGCACCGAATGCTGTGCCGTACAGTTCTTCTTGAGTACCAGTAGCACCGTTGTAGATTTGCTTGACTGCATCTCTTGATGCAATCGCTGAGTTGTACTGACGGCGTTGACCTGTGGTCAGCATATTGTATGGTGCATTCTCTACTGCAGTTGGTAGCGAGAACATCTTCTTGAAGATGGCATCTACCTCAGCATCGGATACCTTCTCATTAATGAGACGGTTACCCACTGTCTCATACATCTGGATACCAGCGTATGTTACTGGGATAATCTTGCGGATATCTTCGATACGGAATTCCGCATTGGTTGTATGCTTCAACGTAAACGTTGCAGTCTTTGAGAAGATACCAGCAATCTGGTTGGTGCATCGTAAACGATTGATGCTTGGTGCAATCTGCAAAGCAGTTGAACCATCATGTGAAGTGCGAGCCACAAGGTAAGCCTTGTGTTCATCGCCCTGAATCTTCACACCTTCTGGCAGTTCGAGCACCATGTATACCTGTGCTCCACCTTTTACTTCACCAGCATATGCATATCTGGCATCGCCAGAATCAACTAGTGCATCCAGTGCAGAGAACATCTCTCCATTCTGGAACACCTTGTATCGACCGCCAACTGTACCTAGTACAGACTGACCGCCATCTTGATTGGTACGGATAGTTGCGAAAGTGTTAGGCACTTCGATAGTGCTGACACCCTTATCGTTCAAGGCTAAAGCTTGAACGTCTGCTAGTGATACGTTCCAGTCAAGCCCTGCTTGACGTGCTGCATCTACTGCTGATGTTGCTGATACTTCTTCTCCGATAATGCTATAAGCATTACGGCGTGACTTGATTGTTAGTTGTGACATGGTACTTCCTTTCAGGTTGGGTTGGTTGTGAGGTATATCTTACAGTCGGCTGTTGAAATCGTCAACTGCAGGGGAGAGTTGGTCATGGTAATGACCTTGGTAGCAGATGATTCCGTTGTCCTCTACACGTACGAACCACGTTACATATGGGTCAACGGTACGTTGATAGGGCTCGGTACTCTGCCTGTCCTCTGTCCATAGACAGAGAGCTATGTAGCCAGATGAATCCCATGCTGGCTTTACATCTATGATGACCGCCCCATTCTTGCAGCGGTCACCACGTCGTGGCACTAGGGTTAATGTACCCATGTTTATACTCCTTTCATTCCGACTAGGATTTCAGATGGCTGAGCCATCTTTGACTGCCATAGGTAGCAGTTAGAATCAAGGCGTGAGCCAAAGGTTCTGATGTAATCAGATAGGTCTTCTGTCTTGTCTGTTAAGCAAGACTTAACAACGTCGACTGATACGAACACACGTCCATTCCATAGACCCATCTGTCCGATGTTGGTTGGTACTTCGAGGCAACCATATTCATCTTGTTCCCAGCCCACTCCTTCGGAGCAGATGAGAGCATACTTGTTATCACCGAAGACATTCTTCTCTTCGAGAGTCACGAACAGCAGGCTATCTACTGTGCATGTGCTTGGTTCTGTGTACTGCAGTTTGTATATCTCGTTAGCAATCTTTGCTAACTTAACTCCGTCGACTATCTGTCCGACGTAGCCCTTTCGTCTGATGCTTGGCATATCATTTCCTTTCGGGTCGGTTGGTTATACATATGCACAGCGAAGCTGTGCTATCTTGATACTTGCATTACGCGGTCGAAGTCAGACTCAACTTCATCCACTGATGTGTTGTCAGAATCGATATCGAAATCTGGTTCAGAGTCGATGCGAATCTCTTCTGCGATTGAACGTGCATCATCTTCTGATGCAGCCTTGATTCTGAATGTAGCACTGACATCGTAACGAACCTGCACTGTATATTCTTTTAAGAATATAAGTTCGTTGCCAAAGATATCATTGAGAATCTCAGATAAATCTGAGAAAGATATCTCATCATCTGGGTCTGACTCATTCTCCTCAATCACGTCATTGATTGCGGTGTATAGGTCACGTACCTTGTTGCGATGGTCACTAACTAGCGTTGAGTAATTAGAAACCTTGGTTTCTAGGTCGGATAGTTTCGTATTGAGTTGTTGTACTAGTACATCTGGTGCAATGTAATCGGTAACTGTTGCACCGAATGGTGTTGTTTCTTCGGTCATTTGTTTTCCTTTCGGTTGGTTGGTGTTGCCCTTATATATATGCACAGCTTTGCTGTGCTATCTTTGATGCGTGTTAGCCACAACATGCACCATCATTGGTATCGGCACAGCATTCTGAACAGAATGGTTCATTGTCCTTCATGCTATTGCGACAGCCATATTCATCCATCGTGTTGGTACATGGATGTCCTTCGTATCCGAAGCAGGTTAGTTGAGCCAACTCTTCGGCTGTCATATCGTAGATATGTTTAGTCATCATCCTCATCCTTCATATGGTGTGGGTCTAGTGCCAGTTTGCTATCTATTAGATAGGCTCTAACTGCATTGTCGATACCCTCATATCCATCTTCATCGATGGATACTGGTTGCCAATGGTCACGAAGAATCCATGCCATCAACACCTCTGGTGTAAAGACAGTGGTGATGTCGTACTCTTCTTGGTCTGCCACCATTGCTTGCAATGAGTGGAAGATTGCTAGGTCTGTCATGCTTGAACGCCAGCCATCTAATGATTGGCGGTATGCGGTCATGGTTTCGCTAGTCTTTGCTAGCAAAGCCACGCTATCTTCGATTGTATTCATGCTGATACCCCCTTATTGGCGCAGTCATAGCAAGTCTTTTCGACTTGCACTCCTAGTACGAATGCATCTATTCCTGAATAGATGATGTTGTCTTGTGTGTTACAGATGGTGCATCTCATTTGGTTCCTCATTTCTTTGCGATAGCAAAGCGAACATCCACCTTGCCATCGACACATAGTCGGCATGTTGCACAAGCACTACCTTCGGTAGTGATGAGTGGGATTGAGCCCAGATTCTCTGGGCATTTGGCTCCCACTTTGCCTGTCATGTTGAGCATGGTGTCCTTTGCATCAGCAAAGGTGTCAGCAAGATAGGCAATCTTTATCTTGTCGGTTTGTTTACGTAAGTAAACAGCATCCGATTTGTTCTCATCATCTGTACTGAAGTACAGCGATAGGTTGTACAGTCCAGCCAGAATTGTGGCAGCGGACGGCACTCTTGTATAGACCCAGAACTGGGTCTTGTGATTGTGTAGTTCGATGACTCGTCGCCATGCATAGGCATAGGTATCGGAGAAGAAATCCCCATCCCAATGGATGCGGAACATCGGCTCTGCATTCTTGGCTTTGCATTCTAATTCGAATGCAGTAATCATGTCATCAAGGAGTGACACCATAGTGTCATAGTCTGCATCTTTGATGGTGTTCCAGTTGTGTAAGAGAGTATCTCTTACTGAGGGGAAGATGCGTTCTAACTTTCCAGCGTAGCAAATCTTCTCGCATATGCTGGTTGCATTAGGACATGAGTAGGACTTGCCACTTGGCAAGCCGAATGTGTTGGCAATTGCTGAGCGCTTGCCGTTCGGTGTTGGTAGGTTGGCTACCTTTCGGTCGTTAGACCGTTTGAGTCCTGCCATGGTGTTGCTCCTTTCGGTTCGGTTGATTGCTTCCTATATATGCACAGCTTCGCTGTGCTATCTATGACTTTGCGTATGTGGTGAAGTCATCGGGGATTTGTACTACTGCCCCGCGATTGTTTAGCGCAGAGTAGATACAAGCCACTGCCAGATGGTCACTGCCACCGATGTGCCATCGATACGGAGTATCGAGGTCGATATCTTCGTACTCTTTGTAGTCGTAGATATCTGCCACGATGTCGGGAATACCATTGCCCACTTCGAATAGAAGTGTCCAGTGATATTGCACCTTGTCCCCTTCGTACCTGTCCACGTTTCCAAACGCTAGGTTCAAGCCACGTCGGGTTGTTGTGATGTATCCCTTTAGGGATGTGCCATTGATATCTATCTCTGGCGAATTGATTGCCTTAAGTTTCACTTAGTCCTCCTCATTGTTGAGCCATGGCTCAAGGTGATGAGCCTCTACTATGGCGTAGGCTGGTGCTGTTGGATACCCTTTCCAAAAGACTCCTTTTGGAAGTTGGATACTCTTATGAGTATCGCCGTCATCGACTGCATAGATGGCTTCTATGCATGGTTCCACCATGGTAAGTGGAACTGGCGGATAGTGATTACCACGTAAGTGGTAACCGATTGATTGGCGAATGTCAATGACATTCTCCACTAGGTCATGTGCTAGATTGCTACCCATTAGTTGTCCTCCTTGTAGTAGTGTCTTGCGATAGCAAACCATTCACTATCGCCCCATCCACCCATGATTTGGCGGATGAGTAGTGTGGCTGGGGCATCATTGCCCCATTCACGTTCGGCTAGTCCTGCCACTTGACCGACGTATTCATCCCACTCTTCTCGAAGAGTGTTGACGAACTCGTTGATATCAGCCGATTGGCTGGCGGTATCTTTGATACCACGCCATGCATCTTCATCGTTGTCCATTACCAATAGGTAATCATTGACGAATACATCACTTGCTAAAGCAAGTCTTCCTTCTCCTGCTACTGGTGGTACTGGCATTAGTTTTGCCCCTCTCGGATTGTTGTTGCCCAGTGCTCCTCTTCTATTGCAGACCTACGGTCTGCTATCTTGATTGCGATTACATCCCACACCATGGCTGTAAGTAATACGCCAAGGATGCCGATGAGAATCCCGACGGCAAGATAATCGCCCCAATAAAGTGCTTCCATTTGATGCTCCAATCTGCCCCGATATTTTCGAGGCTCCCCTTATATACGCACAGCTTCGCTGTGCTATCTTGAGATGCGTAGCGCCCGCATCATGGCGCTCCATTTGTGGGCTACCAATAGCCAACCCGCAGATACAATAGATACCATCGGTTGTCAAGTACCTTTAGGTACTTGCTATTAATTGCCCACACGTAAGGGCTACCTATTGCCAACGCATATGCGTGTATCGCGGGGGTGTCATGTCGCATGTATCGCATCATGTGTCATGTCATGTGTCATGATTCAATAAAAGACACGACACACCGCATTTACGCTCAGCCGTCGGGCTGAATTTGACAATGGCGGGGCATTCGTGTATTCTGGTGTCATCAAATCGGCGCTGGGTCGATTGATTAACCGAAAGGCAAAACGATGAATACAGCATGGACACACGATGATTTACTAGTAAATCTAGATGCTGAAGTTAACGAAGTTAAATGGGAATTGGGTATCGATTCATTCAAAGAAATCCCTGATTTCTTGGTACTGAAATCTCATGAGATTCATCATGCGAAAATTGGAGATATTCTCCAATTGGCTAACGGTAAAAACGCTGTAATTTTCGACATAGTCGAAACACCGACGGCGCTTGAAATCACTGCAGTGACTGAGTCACTGAGAGTCATCGTCAAGCGGTTCTAGGGATAGTCAGCCCATCCTTCTAGTCCTAAAGGACTAGGGGGGTGGGTTCTTCCCATTTTGAGCGTGTTTTTCGTGGGGCAGGGGGCAACCCTTGCCCCTTTTTTTGTGCTCGCAGCCTAGGCTACCCCAGGGGTTTTTAACCCCACCCCCCACCTACCCCCCACTATCATCAAAAATATTTTCACCAGAAAACCAGCTCTGACCAGGACTTATGTACATTTCCAAAAATATTTTGTACAGACCCCTTGAGAAACGCCCATCCTCTAGCCCCCTATATAAGTGTAACGGCGGAGTTCCACGAAGCCGTAAAACGCGGGCTGAACGCCCGCTTTAAGTTTGGTTATGCTTATGTGGGGATACCTCTGTCAACCCCCTTGTAGACCCCTACAACCTCTGGAGTGACATTGGAAAGAAATCTAAATCCCGAAGAAGCTCGGAAAGAACTAATCAGCTTGGTACGCCAAGGGCGCACCATCGCTGATGCCCTAAAGGTTGTTGGTAGAAGCCGAAGCTGGTACGACACTCAACGACGTGAAGCCCCTGGCTTTTCGGCTTTGATTGACAACGTTCGGTTTAGAACCCAAGACCTCGCAGAAGATGCTCGGTCTAACCTATCTGACTTTGCTGAGTTCTCTGAGAAATATCTGGGAGCCAAAGTTTGGGACCACATGCTTAACGTGGTCGATATGTTGGAAGGTAAAGAGCCCCGCTGGATTGACCCAGCGATGACATACGAAAAAGGGTCGGCGGGTCTGTCCCGCCTCTTGGTAAATGTTCCACCGAACCACGCCAAGACGATGACCATCACGATTAACT